GAAAGCGACAGAGGGGTGGCGGTGGCACTATAGAATTTTCAGTAACTCGCTGCGCTACGGGTGAAGAATTAATAAAATATACTTATACGCAAAAAGGAAAGCCGCGGAGTTCACTAAAATCTATGTCGTCTTTTGTTCCCTTTTTATTGAAAAAAAAGTATCCTACAATTAATCCCGATGAACTATGTTATATATTAGTTGTAAAGACAGGACAAAATGTAGTAATAGGATTTACTACTCCTCCTAAACATATTATACAGTGTGATACTATACAATTTAAATCAATCAGTACGGGGCCTGAAACGAGGGTTAGTTTCTATAATCGTTATGGAACAGAATTTGATGCAACAAATGCATTTTTATATGATCTGCTCGATGATGCAGATGCTGCTGACGTAGAGAAGTTAACAGTAGCATCTAATGCCATGGTGGCGGCGAGTGTTGTGGGTGGTGCTGCAGCTGCAGTACCGGCTTCGGGATCGGGATTGGGGTTGGGATCGGAATGGGGGTCAAGTGCTAGGATAGCTGCAGCAGCTGGTGCTGCAGCGGCTGCAGCGGCGGCTTCTAAATATGAAGATCCGAGGGCGAAGATGGATAGAATACTTTCCGAATATCGTACACCCATGGGTCCATTGAAACTCCTTGGCGAAAAACGCGCGGGGTACTATAGCACACCAGGATGGGTTGATCTAACTCATCTTCCTAGTACATGTACAATTGATGATGAATCTTCCGAGGATCTAGATGATGCTATTTCAATTGAAGAAACTGCGGCAGGGGTTATGCTTTATGTACACATTGTGGATATTGCGCATGAAGATTTATCACGCGAACTGATGCAGCGACAGCAAGAATACTGCAGTTCTATGTACTTGCCTGGTCATATTGAACATTTATTGGATGCAGATACCGTTAGGCGGTTAAGTCTAGTACGAGGAGTTGTGCGAACAGCTATTACTGTAAAACTACGATTTGGAGGCGGAGCTGAGCCCTGTGAAATATTTAAATCACTGATCCGTGTAAAAGCTAGATTAAGTTATACAGATTTACGGGCTGCAATTGATGGTGGTGGCGGTGCTGCTGCAGCAAGTGGGGGGGCTGGTGGTGGCGGTAGTAGTTCTGCTATCCCTAGAGCAACAGCAGCATCTTCCCTCAGTCTCGGATCTGTCGCTTCTTCCTGCTTAGCCCCTATAGTCCGATATTTACTTCCAATAGCCCAGCAGAACCTACAACCACGCGAGGATATTGCCTATAAAGTTGTTGCTGTGGCAATGGAAAGAGCCAACAAAAAAGTGGCAGCTTATCTTGAGGAAAAATTCCTCAGAGTTCCATTTCTTATTGGATCTGGCAAATATTCACTTGAAGCAAAGCCTCATCCAGATATGGGTCTCTATATTCATTTTACATCTCCGCTTCGTCGATATGCCGATGTTCTTGTTCATCGAATCCTTGCTGGATATACCGCTATTTCAGAGCTTGAAGCACAGGTGACTCATATAAATGAGCGAATGGCTCTCATTAAACAATTAGACACTGAAGGAAAAGGAAAATAAGCCCGAATCACGCATATATATGGAGAATCTCATTTAGAAATTCTCCATAGATATATTTTGCACTATTATTTTTTACTATTCCTTTTGCGAGTGATTCGGCGAAGGCGAAGGCGACTACCACCTTGAGGAATTAAGGCGGCACTGGCCGCTGCAGCCGCTCCTGGAGCTTCATCTGGTACTACCAGCGCCCCAGCTTTTCTTGTACTTACTCGACTATCTGCATATTTACGTAAAGCTGTTGTTAATATGGGGTCCGTAGCCATAGGTCCCACTTCAGAAGAGGGGATTGCTACGATAAGTCGTCTATCAATATATCCGCCATCTACTGCCTCATTATGTAAACCCTCTATTGGATGAAGTGTGATAACGGGATCATATGTAACTCCATTACTCACAATAGAAGGTTGCTCGATAATTTTTTTGAGAATTGTACCGCTCGATAGTTCAATTTCAGAAGGAGATGTCCTATCTGGATCAGGACCATTCCCAGCAGGATACAGCCGTAACCTGTAAGGCGCTGTCGTCCGCACCATGATATTACCAGTAAAAGGATTTTCTTCAATCAAAGTATTATGAATATATCCTCTATCAACGCCACCTGCACCCTGAGGAAAAAGTGTTTCAACAGGGATAAATGTTCGTCCATCACGATGAACTATGGCCGGTAACTCATTTCTTCTTCTAAGAATTGTATGTTGGGGGAGTACAGTTGGAGAAAGGATTGGAGCCGGTGCTTCAGGATTCCTAACTAATTGATACGGTCCTGTGGTTCGTGTATATCTTGGCCGCGGCGCCACCATCCCGCGTCCATCCAATAAGTTTTCTACATATGGAAGGCCAACAGCGGTTCTATTTTCGATATGACAAGCATGTGATTCCACTAAATCTCCAGCAGTGCCGCCATACACATTTTCTTCAAACATCTTCAAATAGTTTCTTTCCCGCTGAAGCCTTCTAAATCCAAAAAAGTCTGGACTTTCAAACCGCAAACCAAACAATAAATCTTTCATATCAGGTACTGTAAATAATACTTCAGTTTTTTGTAATTTATTTGCGGCTCTTTTAAAATTCTTATACAGTTGAATAGAATCATTACGGGTTATACAGACATAGAGCCCTATTAATTTCTTTGGCTGTTGGGGATAGGGCAAAGGTTCAGCTGGATACACTCTGGGCTGATTGGGGGGAGGTGGATAACGATCAGGGGGTTGCACAGTCGGATCTTGCGTATGCCTGATACTGAGAATATCATCGCTATTATTGTAGCGCCTGAAAATTCTGCCATAGACCTGCTCAGAATCACCAAACGTATTGCAGGGCTCTAAACAAAAGAGTGCTGGATTACGGGTAAAGTTAAATCCTTCCGTCATAGTTGGATGAATTAGTACACAGAGGATATTATTTGCGGGATCCAGCTCTGCACCCATGGGGGGGTAGGTACTTTTTGCAGCCGTAAACATTGTGGCCTCTGTATCTGCCTGACTAGGATGTAATAGGATATAGGAATAACCATTTGCTTCTAAAAATGCAGCAAATAGGGCTAATCCATAATCCTCTGTATAGCTATAAACAAGGGGCAAGTATTGCTCAGTATTATATAAATGGGCATGGCGTTCAAATAGGGGGTCACCACCAGCGACCGCTGCTGGTTCTCTTGCAACTGGTACAGTTCCTGTTCTTCTCATAGCTAGTAATTTATTCAATAAATTTGAGAATTTAGGACAGTCGAATAACAATTTTGGCCCTGCTGCTCGTGCTGGTGCCCGTGGTGGTGCCCGTGGAGGCGCAGTTGCAGCTGATACCAAAGCCGACGCTACTGACACGGCCGCTGCCAAGGCCGGTGCCGCTGCCGCGGCGGCGGCAGCCCCTTCGGCGAATAGTAGTTCGTCCCTTGCTGCAGCCGCTGCCGATGCGGCAGTTTCCTCTTGATACATACGAGTATAGGGAATCGGTCTTCGTATTTCTTCGGCAGTAAGTTGGGTACCGCTACCACGATCTAATACAATGTATCGAGTCGAGTCCCGATTTTTTACTACGTAATATTGTTCAAGATGGGGTGAAAAATTTCCAATCATTCTCGCATATTTTCGAATACTCCCAAAACTAGCCTTATTATTGGCGATAGGAGGATTATATTCTTCCAAATATAGAATCCTTTTTATAGTGAGGGGTAAATCGCCACTATACATTTCATTTAATATTTTTATTTGATATTCGTCATATTCTATTGCATAGACTTGATCGATCTGTTCAGGGAATCCAAAACGACTATCAACTGGCTGTATCATTCTCCCTAGGGAAGTTGAATCTGCATCATACGTATCCATAAAATCTGGGGAAAATCCTGGCGTTAATTCTTGATCAATATCTGGATCATAGACAGATGTAAACTCAGAGGCATGTTCTGCAAGATATTCAGCATCCCATACATTTTCTGTTAATTCTTCAATCCTTTCTTGATTGTGTGAAATCCATGGGTGTAAACACAACTGAAGAGCTACTGGGGGTGAAACAGGCAGCCCTAAAAAGTCCGAAATAAAACTAACGGCCCCACCTAAGGATCCTCCCTTTTGAACACGCCAAGTTTTTATTTTATCGCGTTCAACAGCTGCAAGAGCCTTGCTCCCCGTATAGCTGACATACGCCATAGTCCCTGCTGCTATCAGGATATTTGTTGCTATTATAACATTTGTAGTCGTAATTACAGTTGTTTCTGCTTCAGCAGGAGGCACCGCAGAGGGTTGCATAGCGGTTAGCAAAGCCCCTCCTGCAAACACAGCCGGTTTTATAACCCACTCTAAAATAATAGAAGGATTCGCATAGGCATTGGCTAGATATGCACGTGCCCATCGATGTGAGGCCTGTGATATTTTAATAGGTGCATACGTTTCCCGCGTGAATTCATTTGTTTTTGAAACAAAATTTAATAATTTACATACATCTGAAAGGTCTTTCTGAATAGGGGTACCTGTCATAATAATACATCGTTGAGCCGCTGCAATTTTATTTTTGAAATAAATATCTTGAATCATAGGGTGAAATGATGTAATGGCCCCTGCTTCAAGCGAATCTGCAATATTTTTGAGAAGTAATCTGTGAGCTTCATCGATAATTACAATTTTATTAGTAAAATCGATACGAATATTTTTATTCATTACATCGGCGACTAAATCATTTATAGGATAGGAAATAAGTTTATTTATATACTGACGATGATTTTCCATTTTACACAAGTCATCTGTAAAATTTTTATATAAACCAGTGGGGGCTACAATAACTATCTGGGTATTATTTTCGGGTAAAGATAGATCTGTAATAGAATGCAGCGCTATTAATAGTGAAACCATAGTTTTCCCTGTCCCCACTTTATGAAATAAAAGCACACCCCATCTTGTAGGATTAGAACAGTATTGTGTGAAACGTCGAATCGCTAATTCCTGACGACCTCCAATAGCTAAGCCTGGGTCTGCCGGTTTTGTACACTGTTGTGCTCCAGGGACTGCAGCAGCAGCAGCAGGAGCCGGTGGCATATTCCTGGCTGCTTCGTCACCTGCGGCAACTACCGGTAAATTTATGGCAGCGGCCGCCATTGCTTCTATAGAATTCTTTTATTTTAGACCCGCAGTCTAAACATAGCCGGGATTATATAGAGTAGAATGGCTGCCGAACTCAAAGTATACAATCCCTGGAATTCGAGCAACCGGGATATTCCCGATGCAGAACTTGCCAGAATTGCCAAGTACATGCCCAAACGCGTGGATCTATTCCGCCAAGCGTGTGTGCATAAATCCTTTGTAGCGCGGGAGGAGCACAAACACGAAGGACAGATTGTTGTGCCCCGGCCATCCGATTGTATGCCCTTGAAGGCAGCGGACAACGAACATCTCGAATACGTGGGCGACGGTATTCTGGATGCTATTGTAGGTGATTATTTGGAACGCCGTTATCCAGGCGAAGGAGAAGGATTTTGGACTTCGCTGCGTTCAGAACTTGTAAATAACGAACACTTGGGAACCCTTGCCTTAAAACTTGGCATGGCCCCCTGGATTATTATTAGTCGACACATGGAAGAGGTTTGTGGAGGGCGTACAAACCATCGAATGCTAGGCTCCATGTTAGAGGCCTGGATCGCCGCCATGTACAGGGATCGTGCAGCAACTGATCCAAAGACAGCTTTCTGGCATGTACAACAGTGGGTGATTGATATCCTGGAAACCTATGTCGATTTTGGGGAACTTATTGCGACGAACACCAACTATAAGGATCAGCTGCTTCGCTTTTTCCAGGCAACTTACCATCAGCCTCCGCGATACAAGGAAGTAAGTACCGAAGGTCCTCTCCATAGTAGGACCTTTACAATGGGAGTCTTGTTGCCCGATGGAAAGGTACTGACGACGGCAGTGGCTCGGAACAAGAAAGAGGCTGAGCAGGAAGCATCCCGGCTTGCGCTTGTTGCGCTGGGACAGATTCCATGATCCTTAGTAGATGAAGGCCACAGGTCCGAAGCCTTCCTTTGGTGTGGCAAAGCCAAAGTTTGGAGGTGTTGTGATTAAAAAGGCGGAGTCAGCTCTTACCTCTGCACCAACTGCTGCAGTCGCAGCGGCAGCTCCTGTTGTTGCTGTTCCTGCACAAGAAGCTAGGAATCAGACATTAGCGCCGCTTGTGCGCAAAAAACCAGCTGCAGAAGCATCAGCTCAAGATGCACCTACCTCCGCAAGAGATCCTCCTGCACCCACATCTGCAAGAGATCCACCTAGACCATATGCGCCTACCTCCGCAAGAGATCCTCCTCGACCTCCACCAGCTCCTAGATCAAGGATAGTTGCAGAGACAAGTGCAGGAGTTACAGAGAGTAAGGGTGGAGAGGAGGTTGAGCTAGTTGTTGAAGAAACAGCTGCTGAGCGCCCTCCTGCTACTGCTGCAGCTCCTGCTACAGGTCCCGGCCCCACCCTAGATAATAAGGCCTTTCGACGTGATGAAGCAACCTCTGTGAAGGCCATTATTCAGGCTGACCCTATTGGGATTAAGCCCGAAGGAACCGTTTTTCGACCCATTACAGCCCCCTCCTTTCGTCGCTTTATTGTAGAAACCTACCTTCCTTATTCACCCACTCTAACACGGATTAAACGGGAGCGCAGTGATGCTTTTACAAGGGAGCCCAAGGTATTTAATCGTAATGCTTGTAAGGAAAGACCCGATAAATTAGAAACATTCTATTATCAGAAGCTCGTTCGTGATTATATGGCAAAGGTTTCCCCCTATCGTGGCCTTTTGGTCTATCACGGTCTCGGAACAGGCAAAACCTGTACCTCTATCGCTGCGGCCGAAGCGCTTCACTATGGCGGCACCAAGACCATTTATATTTTGACCCCCGCAACATTGAGTCCAAATTTTAAGAAAGAGTTGGGAAAATGTGGGTTCTTTCCACTTAATATTCAGAATCACTGGGCCTTCCTAGCAGTTGCAGATCCTTCCAATACCAAAACACTGGAGTTTATTTGGCTGCGTGACATTCTTGGTCTTTCGACGGAGACGATCCAGAAACAGCGGGGTGGTTGGGTCCCCAATCCTGCAAAACCAGTAAATTGGGAGACTCTCTCCGCCGAAAGTAAGAAGGCTATTCTCCAGCAACAGGATGAACACATGCACCACCGCTTCCGGTTTATTCACTACAACGGTATTACACCGGATTCACTATCGCGTCTAGCCATGTCTAGTTTCCGTGAAGGCAAGGCACTCTTTGATGATTCAGTCGTGATTATCGATGAAATTCACAACTTAGTTCGTACTGTAAACGGTACGAAACTTGGAAGTCGCCCGACCCATGCAGTTATTGAGGAAATTGAGCCACGAGAATTTACGTGGACACAGCGTCTGGGCCGTGAACGGCTCGGCTTTCGTTACCCCCGTGGCTATGCGCTGTATCGTCTCCTTCAGAATGCGGTAGGATGCAAATTTATGGCACTGTCGGCTACACCGATGATTAACTATGCACAGGAACTAGCGGTGCTCATGAATATGATAGGCGGTGAGATTCGTGTGTTAGAGATTTCCCTTAAATCGATGGATCGCTCTCCAGCCATTTCATCTAAACTCATGCAGTGGGCCAAGGCGCACCCCGAAATTGATTTCTGTGCAATTGAAGAAAATGAGACAAAGGAAATTATATTGAGTGTTACACCGGTTCCCTATGGCTTTAAGAAGGTAGTAGGGGAGGATTATTCTACTCGCGGATTTGTCCGTGTGGAAGGGGCAGAAGCTGTACCGGTACAGGCCTCTAGGGAAAGAAATATGGATCGCTGGGCTGTTTCGCTTTTACAGCAGATGGAGGAGAATAAGTTTTTAGCGGTGGGGGGGTCGATAGCTTCGGCGGAGGTTGTTACAACGGCCAGAGCAGCACTGGATGCATCTACAGCAAAGACACTGCCTGTGTCTGCTGTAGCTGCAGCAGAAGAGGTTGAAGAGGCGGGTGCCAATGCAGTTGCAGGGGAAGGTGAAGGGGCTGCTGCTATTGCAGTTGCAGAGGAAGGCGGTGAGGGTAGCGAAGGGGTTGAAGGGGTTGAAGAGGGTGCAGAGGCTACCGCAGTTCCTGCTGCTGTTGCGGCCTCCGTTATTGCCAAGAAAAAGGTCGAACGAGCCCGTACACGATTCGAAGCAGAACGCAGCACAGTCTCCATGTTGAGCCAAACGCCTCAGTTTCGTATCCGCACATTACCTCTTTTGCCTGAAAAACCCGATGTATTTGTTTCACATTTTGTAGATCCTATGTCACTTAATATTCTATATCCTGATGTGCTGAAGGCGCGTATCTCAGGCCTTGTTTCCTACTATAAGGGTGGCTCTGAGGAATTAATGCCGCGCGTTGGTCGCAATGAACTGATCCGAGTCCCGATGTCCGACCATATGTTTGCAGGATATATAGAGGTTCGTGAGGAAGAGATAGATAAGGAGAAAAAAGCTGCAGGGGGTGGCGAAGAGGAATATGGAGCGGCACCTGCCAAAGCGGTCGGACGTGCTATGACCCGCAAGGAGATGGATCTATATACCCAGGCGACAAAGAGCCCTAATACAGGGTTTAAATCAGCCAGTCGCGCTGCCTGTAACTATGTCTTCCCAACCGAAGTGCCGCGACCGAAGATATCTGATAAACAACGGACACAGATTTTAGGAATAGATAAGCCACGAACAATTGCAGTAGATAGGGGGGACTTCCTTGATGCGCGAGGCACTCGCCGACCTGCCACTGCCGCTGCTGCTGCTGTAGAAGAGGGTGAAGGTGACGTGGCTGCACCTGAAGATGCAGATCTCGAAGAACCAGCCGAAGCCGTCGAACCCGCTCTCTCCGCAGAACTTTCACGCATTGTCGGTACCCTCATGAGTGGTCTCGAAGCGAATGCAGAGCAGTTCCTCAATCGTGGTCTACCTGAATATTCCGCCAAGTACGTGGCCATGATCGAAAATATCAGGGCATCACCCGGACCCGTGTTGGTCTACAGTAACTTTAAGAGTCTTGAAGGTCTCGGTATTTTTGCTGCCGCCCTTCGTGCATCGGCTGAAGGATGGCTACCCATTGAACTTCAAAAGACAGGAGATGGCCAGTGGGGGATCCCCCCCGCTCTCCTTGGCCCATCGACAGAGGGTCGCCCTCGCTATATCATGTATACCGGTGATCAGGAGCTGGATAAGCGTCGCCTCCTCTTGCAACTCTACAATGCGGATCTTGTCAATCTGCCCCCGCTATTGAAGACTCAATGTCAGCAGTTATTGGCAGGGGCACCCGATAATCGTGACGGGCGTGTCTGCCGCGCCTTTATGATTACTCAGAGCGGTGCGGAAGGTATCTCCATGTTGAATACACGTCAGGTGCACTTGATGGAACCCTATTGGAATAATGTTCGAATCCAACAAGTGATTGGACGTGCCATCCGTCTCTGCTCCCATATGAATCTCCCATGGGATGATCGTGTTGTCGATATATTTACCTATGTGTCAGTCTTTACAGAGGAGCAAAAGGCAACAAAGGCCCGACAGGTTATGATGGCCGATATTGGTAAGACAACCGATGAAAAGATTTTAGATATTGCAATAACTAAACAGAAATTAGCGGATGGACTCTTTGAAATAACACAGTCGGCCGCCATCGATTGTGAGCTCCATTTCCATGAGCACGGAGCAGTGACACAGTGTGTAAAGTATCCTGCCAGTGGTGGGCCAACCTTTGCCTATCATCCTAATTGGAAAGTAGATGTACAAAATTCACCGATGACAGCAGTCTACAGGGCTTCCACTGTCAAGGAATTACAGAGTTCCATGGCCACTGCATCTGCAACGGGGTTGGTTTCCGCAGGAGATCCTGCATATAAAGATATAGCAGGAGTAGGGAAGGGAGCAGGAGCTGCCACTGCAGCCGCTGCAGCAGAGGCGGAGGGTGATGAATAATCACTAGAGCGAATGATTTATTATCATTTGATCTACTAAATTAATTTTGCCAATTTACAGCGGCGCAATGGGTATAAAAAGTGAAGCAGAGGATGTTGGGGCAAGGGATAACTGCGCCCCTCCATCCCCTGTCCATGTGAGGGAATGATCAGGATAATTGTAGGATTGAAACGAAATCTGCCCCTCTCCCTGATTTATAATTTGGAAGGATGTATCACTGTTAAATTGTTCATCGCCACCAGGGTTCTGCTGAGCCCACAGCTGAAAATTGGAATGACGGAGGAAGATTCCACCGGATCCAGCATAGTTAAAGGGTTGAATACTCACGTAGTTTTGCACTTGATTATTTGCGGGTACAACAACCCAAATGCTAATGGTCGCAAGAGCTGTTGAGTACAACAAACGGTTGCCACCCTGCATATTACCGGCTGATGCATTGGCGATAGCCGCGGCAACATTATCGGGAGCACGTGTAACGACAGGGCCTTGCGATCCACCCCAGCTAATTACATTTGCAATCGATGCAACCGGGCGTAACGTAAACTGGGTGCCAATCGCTAAGTAGGGCAGAGGCGGAACATTGACTGCAATACCAAACACATCCCACAGGCCATTCACCCCCTGTTTCCGTGCATCATCCATCCAAAAGGCCAGGCCGTCCAGCACGTTTTGCCAGGTCGGATAGTATTGAATTTGGGCCCAGTAAGAGGCACTGTTATCCGCAAGGATCGGAGAGTTTGCAGGATAGCCTTGGGCTATTCCGGCCTTTCGGATGCAACTCATGGGGAAAGGAGTATTTGCAGTCTGTGTATCCGAGGGTCCAGGACAATAATCAATAGTAGCATCTAAACAAGCATTCTGAGCCGCGCGATTGCCACCTGCTGATTCAATCCCTAATTCAAAAAAATTATCAAAGGCGGTCTGCAGCGTTGTATTTCCATTATTGACCACATTGGAGTCAAGCGAGAATCCGCGCTGCATCATGACGGCATTGACATCATTAAAGGGCTGAAACTGACCTGGATAACTACCCGAAGAAAGAGCCAGACCAAGAGCTCCATTGGGACTGCAACCCGCGTAGGGCAAAATAGCCTGATAACAGGCGTTTGATAAAGGATTGGTACTGCATTCACCTGTTATGCTTCCGGGTATCGTTTGGGGTGAGAAGGAGCCAGATCCACCAGCAGATCCAGGAGGAGGCGGAGGTGGAGGACAGTTGGCAGCGGTCGTCACGATCCCACCACCGGGACAATCACCTCCTGCCGCCTGGGGATAGGCTGGATTACCATTGCCATCTGTGACTAGCGCCATGTTGGTGCCGGGACACCAGCCAATATTAGGATATTTAGTGTATTGAATATCAGGACAGGCTTGAATCCGCGCAGCCTGTTTCAGACCTTCGGCTTGAGCAGCCTCCTGAGGATCCCAAATCCAGCGACCAGACCCGTTTGTGGAATCAAGAGTAGGGGACATCGCTCCGTGTTTGGTACCATGCGCGGCTGTAGAGGCCTGAGAGGGATTGGGCACAAACCACCAGCCGCAGCCCGTGCGGTCACTAGGAGTTCGCATACCAGTGGGAGAGAGCAGAGCACGACAGGCCGTATCTTTCTGCAATGCAGCGCTATTCATTCCATAGGCCGACAGTAGGGTTGCAGTCTCACCGGGACGTGTACCGGAGGCGGGAAGCATCGTGTCATTCACTTGGAGAGCCCGTTCGAGCGCCAGATGATCTACCATTGCAGAAGAAGGCAGGGATCGATTCAGTTCATTTAAATAATAGGATCGTTGGTCCTTATCAAAACCAGACATGGAACCCTCTACTCATGGTCGCTTATTTCTAGCAAAGGAAGCGACCTTGATAGGTGGACAGTTAATGACTCTATGTAGATGGGAACCCAGGATTTTGAGCCCCCGAACTATACAACTGGCCTGGAAGGATTTGCACCGACCACTGTTGGGAATTGAAGGGCAAGACATTCTCCGTTCCCGCCACCGGCTTGATACCGTAGCAATTCACATTGGCAGTATTACTGGGCGGTGTCCATTGCATAACTCCCATGGAGCCATTTCCGCATCCTCCCACATTGGCAAGGGATGTGATTGGATATTGGGCATTATTGGAATCACTGACCCATCCTGTTGCACACCATTCGGCTCCCTCCTGGTTGGCCTGTGTTAGTTGGGCCGTAGTTGCCACTTGCGCCCCAAAGATAGCACAGGTAGACGCTGCATCCCCCTGCGCCACTTGATAGCCTCCTGTTGGAGCCTGAACCTGGAAGACTTCGGGCGCACTTGCACCCTGCACAACCTGCTGTTTTACAGAGGTGTTGAAACAGAGAAGAGAGAACTGATCCTGCACATCATAATCAGTGGACTGTGTGGCTGCATTATAGACTTCCTGATACTGTTGTTGCACGGCCGCGGAAGATCCGAATGCATTTGCCCTGTTCACATTGCCTTGATTGATATTCCCGTTGGCATCCATCGGTGACAGCTGCCCTGCGGGGCTGCAGCCAGAGGAGGCCCAGAGATAGGCAAGGCATTCGGGAGACTGAGGACCGGTGGAGGCTTCGGGCACATCGCAGGGATTGGCCGGAGCGTAGCCAAACAGTAGCATACTAGCTGCCTTCAGTGTAGGGAAATCAACTGCCGCATTGTTCATATCTGTGCCGTAAAGAGCTATCTGGGATTGATTGTTGAGATAGGTCATAGTGGCATCGAGGGAGGGTTTGCCTGTTGTGGGATCATTCTGCACAAGAGCCGCTGCAGCGGCCGCCGTACCAGGATAGCCCTTCCCCGCAGGGGTCCCTCCTGCCGAACCGAAGAGCTCTTGCATACAGAAGATAGAAGGATTAAAGCTGCCATCCGGCTTATAGCAAGAGTGGGAGCCCATGAGCCCCGCTCCTATGGATGTTGTCACCAGCGGACCAGAAGGGCAATCAATCTTATCATCGGCAAAGACAGGATCAATCAGAGTTGCAGGTACCTGAAAGATCATCTGCATAGAATTATTGATATACTGAGAGCCAACTGTAGTACCGTCTATCTGGACAATTTCATAACCGGTATCGGTAATAATCGTAAGATAATTGGGTAAACCCGAGATAGGGCTTGAGACCTGTAAAGTTCCTGGTGTAATATTGATTGAGTTCCCTGTACTCGCCGTCTGTTGAACTAGGCCTGTTACATCCACCGTATTCTGGCTATTGGGACCATAGTTTGCTGATATCACCATAGGAGGGATAATATCAGGGCGGCGGCCATACATCATAACCGAATTGGGGATCTGATTCTGAAAGGAGGGCCAGGCATTTGCATTATCGAGCGCTTGTACAGCTTGGAGCACCTTAGGAGCCCTCTTGTCGCCCAGGATCATCATACTATCAGTTGGACTAATACTCTGTTCCCCTATGTCAATACTCACGGTGCGATTGCCGTCAGGGCTGGAGAGCCAGGCGCACCAGATCATAGGAATCCCATATACAACAATGGTTAGTGTATCACCTTCTGTTACTACAATGGGGACAGGCGTAGGAGCAAGGAGATGATTGGGGCTGGGGGCTACATTCACTTTATAGCCATTTGAATAAGTAATCGTTGTTCCAGCTCCTCCAACTGAATGGGCACCCGGATGACTGAGCCACAGGATAGCATTGTAGGACCGAACCGGCCCCACATAGAGAAGGCCCGTCGCTCCTGCTGGAGAGGATCCATAGCACTGGGCGCAATTTCCATCCAGCGCAGAAGTTTGCTGACACTGCATCTGAAGTTCTCGGGCCGTGCAGTTCTCATTCATTAGGGTAAAGTTATTCGGTCGACAGGTTCCAATCGTCGGCTGATACTGGGCCGCTCCTCCGGCCGCTACGGCATTTTCGTTGGCACGATACTGATCATCGCTAGAAATATAGAGACCGCCGCGATGCGGCCGCCCCTGGCTATCTGTACCATCGCGATGGCACATTCCGCACTCAGCAGCTCGGGGATCATCTAAGAGATTACAATTGACCGGTAATGATTCACAGAAATTGATCTTTTCCTGTACCATACCCGTTTGCTCTACACCAGCCCCTCTCTTGTTAGATCCATCATCGGCTGCTCCTAGACGCCCGGAGGTTCCCAGTAACGTCAGGAGAGAATCTGTCATAGTTGTTCCCGATGGACTGGCAGTCTGAAGAGCAGCCTGAACATCGGAGGCATTAATGTTATTGAGCGGGGATTGTACTCGGGCTAAAGAATTATAGCGCCGCTCACCCTCAAATTGCAACAGTTGGCGTTGGGCTGCTAGAGTCCCAGGATCCACCGTCAGAAAGCCCTCGCGCACGGCGGTCGGTGTAACTAACAGCAGGATTAAGATAAGTATCCCGAATCCGATGATTAACCATGCTGTCATTGTCAGCCTCTAAATGTTCTAAATATTATCGGGGCGCAAACTACTCGTGGGATCAAGGTCACGTGTTATGATTCGCATTACCAGTTGGACCTGTCGACTTAGATTGAGGACTGCACAGCCGGTGACAGTCGCGGGTACAAGATCCGTTTCCTCTGTCGGCGACCCAAAATATTCACGAAAACAGGCACCGGATGTGCTGGGATCATAGAAGCGATTACGAATAATAATCCAATTAGCATAGCCACATTCGTTCGGTCCATCATCAACGGTATTATAAGATGCATCACGCTGGGTATGGCCAATTCCGACTACTACATGACCCTCTTCCCGCTGAATCCATCTGACTAAATCGATGGCCGTTGGAGAGGAACCGATATTTAATCCTGCAAGTTGTATCTTGTCAATTTGACTGAATGCCCACAGAGAAAACCACGAAGTAGTATTCAAAAAGAGATAATCACTACTCAGATCTCGGGCATAGCAAGAATTGGAGGATGGATCGAGCTGACTACTAAAGACTATTGTTTGAAGGGCAGCGGCATCGGAGCTCTTTGATAAGAGTTGATTTTCGGGTGCGAGAATCTGAAAAGACATCTGCTGCAGAGAGGCCAACGGGGCCGGGGCATAGACACGCTGTGCCTTCATAAACTTCGGGAAAAACAGCGTATAGCCACGATTCGTGAGAGTGCCCACGGAGACCACCTCAGAGCGCCAAGCCGCATCATATTGACAAATGGCCAGGGATCTGTCAATTGAATCATTTGTACCATAGTTGTTGCCGACAATTTCATCCATCATAACTTGTACATAAGGCAGTGCCAGAGCCGAGTAAAAGGCTTGGTCGGATGATGGAGTTGAAATGATCAAATTGCCACTCGCTTCACACGACTGTAAGGTAACTACATCCAGACCTTCCACCGGGATAACAGCCTTTATGAATTCGATACGGACAATGTTTCGGAACTGATGGGTCAGCGTGGTCTTGAGTTGCACACCCTGGGGGCGTGTACCGCCGAGCTGGACAGAAAAATTGTAGCGATTCTGATCCTTACTATTGACCCAGTCGCGATCTTTGGAATTTATTACCAGATTATATTCGGTTTCACGATACTTTACAACATTTTCCTGTTTCTGCAGGAAATCCTTTTGTTGTACCGCTGGCTGTAACGGAACCTGTGATGGTCCCTGTGACTCCTCCACTACGTAGGATACTGAGGCTCTAGATGTAGATAGTTCTGGGACTAAATGATCAGTATTCCGGCGAAACCACTGTGCCATAGACGAGAAAGACTCCCGGAGGATTTCCTGTTCATTCATTGTTCCCTGTACTCTCAGAATTTCTCGAATATAATGATGTAATGTTCGCTGCAGTCTTATATCTGCTGAGTCAGAAAGTCCTTGCGGCAGCCGTGCTGTGAATGCCTGGCGCAAGGAAGCTAACATAGACTGGAATGTCCCTGTCTCCATTACTGAAGGCGGCGGTTTCCATCATGCGATTTCAACCTTCCCGACTATAAATCGAATAGCCGGTTCAGATTGTGTAAAGCACGTGGGCTAATTTTCTCAGTCGCATAGAGTAAATCGCGGAAAGACAGCATTGTATCATCATCCACACGATTCCGGCATATATCAGAGAAACGTCGGCCCTTCAACAATGATATAATAACAAACATGCAATAGGTCCCGCATTCAGATTTTTTCTGTTGATGACGAAGATCATTCCAGGTAACATCGATGCATCCCTGCTCTTTACACCGACGTAGCAACCTCCGAATCTGAGGACAAGGCTCATATCCGTAACTATCGTAGTAATAGGCCTTCATCTTCGCGAGATCGATATAGGCACAGACCCAGTGGGAACCGGGTCGATCGTGCGGATCTAGATTAAATACAATCCCAACAGATGTTTTACCATTCTTCTTTAAGTCTGCCAGATCAATCTTACACAGCTCATCCACAACACACTGCCCCCAATTTCCTGGCAGTACTTCATCAAAATCAATAGGGACAGGTCCAATAAATTCAAATTCCGGAAAGGCTGGTTCATACTGTTCCATCACTTGTGCTATACTCAATGTATCGTGCCAATCATCCGGATCAGCCGCCCAGCCAACCGGTTTTGTAGGTCGAAAAAATTTGCTTCCGGCGGATTTATCAGAAGATTCTCCGAGCTTCTGAATTGCACAATACTCTGTGGAGCATGTATATTGATTTTGCATACGGGTCCGAAGCGCTGCCCATAATGTATCTTTTTTCTTAATATTTTTAGGTATTTTATGATCGGGAAACCGCTCATTCCAGGCATCGCGGAGTCTGATCATCATATCCTCTGGCAAACATGTGGTCTTCGTAGCCTTTAGTGTAGCCGGATTACATTGATATAAGTTTGCATCTTTCTTGGACATGCTCCCCTTATTTACTGCAGATATTTTTTAGTGGGTACCGGTAAGGAATGGATCTAGATCTTGGATCCCTTTGGTCATGGACATTCCCCCTTTGGTTGTTGATTGCATTGATCTTCTTTTTGATTGGGGTGCAGACACAGGAAGTTATCTTTCCGGTACATGTAGGAGGATCTTATCATCCTACAAAAACTAATCATCTACGATAGAGAATGGCACTTACATCGGGTGTGATTGCATTATACGGAGTTGTTATTATTATAGCTTCAGCACTTGTCGCAACAACATTTGCTGCATTAATCCCCCTAGATTCTGTACAAGCTGTTACAGGAATATCCATTATTATAGGTGTGGCCTACGGTATTGCATTCCTTCTATGGGCTATCGTCATGGTCTATTATAGTCGTTCCACAGATCCGATGGCACTGACCTGGATCAACACTCATATGATATTCCTGGTTCTCCTTCCTGGAATCATTGGTGCCACCGCCATGAATGTGGTGACCGTTCAAAATACACGTAATTTGGTTGCGGGGAAGATTACTAGTTAAAGCACACGGTTATCTACTCTGAGTAATGGATGCAATATATCCGATCCTGTGGGTGGGACCTGCTGGATCTGGTAAGTTAACAGCGGCAAGAGCGGCTCTAGGTGCAACCGGCTATGAGCCGCGCCTTCAAACTCTGCTGATTGGCGATTACTCGGCCCGATATTGGGAATTCCCAACCCACATGGAAGTCGACGTAGCCGATTTGTCCATGATGGACAAGCAGATTTTGCCCGAATTATTGACATTGCTGCTCTCTACACGGGATGTTAGTGTAGGGCAGAGAAAAGTAATGATACTTCGCAGAGCGCATGGATTATCACCTCCCGCTGCAACGCGCCTCCGTGCATGTATGGAAGAATTAGTGTGGAGCTCCGGAGCCCCGGCGATGATTTGGCTTACAGCACGTACTGTAAATTCCGTTATTTTAGGGCTACTTGATGGATTTGTATATAGGAAGGTTGCGGCACCTGCTATAGAAGAAAAGGAGCGGCGCGATCGTGCTGATTTATTAATAAAAGTGGGGCAACTTACATCTCCGCCAACCATTAATTCCTATATAAGTGAAATGCTTCGGCAGATGGTTCTAGCCCTTCAGGAGGGCCCCCCTACTCTTGCAGCTGTAGCCTGGATACGAGCCAGAGTGTATGATTTATTGGGGCTCATGACAACTGGTTCGGAACTTGTGAATGGTCTAACATGGGCCACCGTGCGTCTTGCTGTTTCTGGATCACTTTCTGATAAAAAGGCCCGAGCTGTATTGCAAGTCCTCGCGAAGGCGCGATGGATTCCTTCCTATAGGACTCCTCTTATGTTGGAGATGATCATTATGTCAGTCTATGAAGCCCTTGTGTAATGTAAATTAATCTATTGAAAGAGCAGGGTATGTTACCACTCTTTCAAGAGAAACTTTGTGCGACCTGGGCCTTGAACAGGGCCCCTATGATACGGCCAATTCCAGTTAATAAAGCACAGCTGATGGGGCGGATATCATCTGATCCATTTGACGGTGGCCGTACAGCTACCTGGATGACAGCATTACAACATCCGACCTATATGGCTGTCCAAGATGCAGAAACAGGCCACACCATTCATGTTGTATCGGATAGGATGCCAGAGGCATTACAAGAGGCTCTGCGACTGGGTCTTCGTCTTATGAAGTGGCTAACAAAGAGACCCGTTACCTGGTATTGGTGGGATCAGCCCTGGCAGCGATCGGTTCCTGCAGGAGAAGATCCGGGGCGTGATCATGTAAATGGTGGCTGGGCTATCCCAGGGGTTCCAGAGGTCCATGTCTATCGCCGTGAAGAGGCTCATAAGGTGATGCTCCATGAATGTATTCATGCATTGGGGTTAGATGTGGATAGTCATTTAGTCGCCCCTGTTCTGCAACAGTTTGAGGCTGCATTAGGCCGCCGTCTGTGGCCTCATCTAGGAGAGGCCTACACGGAACTCTACGCCGAGTTGTTGTGGTCTATTGCTTCTGCATCCACTTTGAAGGGGGCAAAAGAAGCATGGGCCTATCAATTGGTCTGTTCAGAGAAACAGGCAGCTCAGGTGTGGGCTCGAATTCATGATTCCACTGAAGATGAAAATACAAATATATTTGCATATTATGTACTTAAATGGGTACTTATGCAGCATGTAGAAGATGCTGTATTTCAGAAAAATGTCTCTGTGGGTGAGTGGTTCTCTTGGTGGCTTCAGGCGCGGCCCCGTTTGACCGACTTGGCCAAAAAACAGGCAGCCTCTGAACACAAGGAGTTGCCGATGGGTATGACATGTAGCCCTTAGGCATCTAGCAGATCGGCATTTCCAGAAAAGGATACAGTCTTCGCAAAGAAATTCTGCTGCTGTTCCATTTCCTTCTCCTTCTTTTCAGCCTTCTTGGACTTCTTCTTGAATCGGCGCTTTCCACCGCTGGTAAAGTTACGCTTTGGCGTTACCTCAATCCAGCCATCCTCCTCATTCTCATAGGACGGTCCGGCATCGTAGTAGATGGGTAGCGAGTCATCAATTCGGCCGCGACTCCGATCATAGCTGTGATCCTGGATAAGTCGCTGCTCCGGGATGTAAAGAGAATGGCCAAACTCTGCCATATACTCCGACCAGCTAGGATAGCGCCCTAGCCGCGCTGCAAGAGGAAGAGCAGAAGGATAGAGACCACCGGATGATGTCATGTAATTCATACCCAGTTTTTATACCGGGGTAGTCAACTTTGTCTGTAAAGTAGTCAGCCACCCCGGAGGCCAACCAAGTGTTATTGCAAGAGCCGCAAGGGCTTCAGGCTCAGTCGAAGGCGGCCCTGCCCGCCACTTTTCTTCCTGAGAAGGCGCCATGAGCGATGCGATCTCCACACCCTCTCCCTTTAGGCAGCGACTTGACTCCGTTATATCGACAGGGGTTCGGCCCGAGGATACTGCTAGGAGGGCCTGAGGAGGATTCATCGAACGTTCTGAATAATCCGATCCCATCAACACACAGGCTGCCACAAATTGATCATAGGTTATCGATAGAATACGTAGAATTCGATCTAAATGAATACACGTAAGGGTGGATGCATCCGCCGACTCTGTTAGAATTAGACGGCCAATTCCGCGTGGGAGCATATCCATATCAGTAGAAAGAACGGCTGTAATGTCGCCCTTTTTGTAGAGGGCTGCCAGAAGGTCATCCGCTTCTCCCGATGCATTTAAGAAGAGAACACCTGCAGCGTACAACATTTGTTTTACAGTATCCTTATCAGCAGCCGATACTGTGGGGATTTGACGCTGTAAACTTGTAATTTGGATCGAATCGACTGTTGGATCTAGTCCATCGATTTCTTTTTGAATTGTCTGCCGATGGGCTCTGCGCTCCTCGAGCGTAGTGGCCTTGACAGCCGGTGGCTTTCCATCAAAGATAACAATGGGTTCCACTCCAAGGCCCCGAAGTTTCACAATGAGCCCGGCAAGGACGGTTGCGGGTTGAAGAGAGGCGGCCCGGGCCCGATACATGATGCACGAACAATCGATTCCCCATCGTTCGATTTTAGGGGATGGAGAGACTGCAGTGTAGGCGGATGGGGCGCGTTGTTTGAGGAAACGCGACAGCCCTCGAATGCCCATTTTAGGTTAGATGGTATTAGTGACCTAGTGACTCGATGGGGTCACCTTTTGACCCCCGTCATAATAATATGTATAGTTTATAGAAATGCCGCACGGAGAAAGGGGCCGTAAATCCAGCCATCGTGCTACTAAAAAGTTGGGGCGTGTGGCACAGGCCGCCATCGCCCACAATGAAGAGCTCGGGGAGGCCTATGTGGAAGCCGTTAAGGCGGGGCTACCGACACATCTCATAGGCGGTGTAGCCATGGCAGATCCCGGGTCGACTCACCCCGGCACTGTGGCCTTTGGCGATGGTCTGTTTTCAGTACGCTTAAACACTGGGAGCTTCGTTCTAGCAACAACACGGGGGATGGTTACTCTGCGCGGCCGTGTGCGGTTTAATCCGGCTGTCTCTACAGCCATTCATGGCGGTACGGCTGTAGTCGTGGAGGATATGGGTCTTCGTGTAGGTGTGGCGACCCATAGGATTGTAGCAGTCCTGACCGCAGCCCAGGCAAATGCGGCCCGACCTGCCGCTCGTTCCTCCAGCCACAGGTCTCGCTCTTCAAACATCGTTTTTGCGAGGCGTTCCTCTTCTACACGCCGTGCGAATGCAGAGGCCAGGGCTGCGGCTGTGGCTGCACTTAATCGTACACGCACAGCGGCTCAACGCGCTGAATTTTTACGTATTGCATCAGCTGCGGGTGCCCCGGCCGTGAATGTGGAAGACATCTAAACGCGACGTCTAGTCTTGCGACCTTGCTTCCTTTGCTTTCTTGACTGCTGCTTTTTCTTTTGACTGCGACTGCGACTGTGACGGGTCTTTCTTCTACCTCCATCCTGGATTGGTGGGATTTGTTGGAGAACTAACCGAATAGCATCGTTGGCTGCAAGATCCAGTGCAGATTCACCTGCATTATTCCTATGAAGGCGATCTGCACCATTAGCGAGTAATATTTCAACTACTGCTACAGTGCTTCTCTCAGCGGCAAACAGTAGAGCTGTATTTCCGTCTTGATCCGCCGCATTTACGGTCGCCCCATAGTTTAATAAACGAAGTATAATCTCTTGATGACTATCATTGCCATCATTTTCCTTTACAGCAAGATGAAGTGCCGTTTCACCATGCTCATCTGCATAATTTATATTGACACCATTATTACTTAGTAAATCAAACATGGCAGTATTATTCCCAATACAGGCTGCCATCAGAGGGGTTACATTCTCTTCCATATAATTCACATCTGCCCCTGCATCTATTGCAGCAGTCGCTGCGGCTAAATCATTATTCCGGACAGCTAAAAGTAATTGACGACTCTCCTGAAAAATGTCCTCATTAATGTTCATAATCGGGATGTTCGCATTCTGATTGTTCCCATATGGATTGTTCACATTTCCGTTTCCGTTCCCAATTGGAATGTTTGGTTCCATCTTTATACTTAAATAACATATTTTAACATTAGCCTGGCTAATCTGAATCTATAAAATGCAGATTAGTAGGGCGCTCATTAGGGCAACGGCCCTCATGAGGGCAACGGCCCTCATTAGGGCAACGGCCCTCATTAGGGCAACGGCCCCTGTCGGTTTTCTCGAAGGTCGACATCTTTGCAGTAAACAGCCATGCTAATCTAAATCTATACAATATAGATTAGTACGGCCCTTTCTAGGGCAACGGCCCCTGTCGGTTTCGATCCGACTACTTTGCGGTTAACAGCCACATGCTCTACCTAGTGAGCTAAGGGGCCTATCGGCGCCCTCAGCATTTGCAAAGGGGCCTACTGTAAGCCAAAATTACCTATCCTACCAAAAGAATACTCATGTAGGTGGTGGGAATTGAACCCACGCGTTTTCACAACGGATCTTAAGACCGTCTCCTTAACCACTCGGACACACCTACTTCCTCCAAAACTAACGATTGGAGTTCTATGACCTTCTAAGTTGCAGAGCTTTTAAAGTGCTACGCTCGTCGGTCTACGACCTTCAAGTCGGCGTTCCGCCTTTACGCCGCAACGGGCGCCGCCTTGACGTAGTGCTTCGAGAGGAACTTCTGGAGGTTGAGGATCGTGAGGTTATCCGTCTCCGTGACGCCCAGAAGCTTACGAAGAGGCGCATCCGTGTTGATCGCCTGCTTGTTCATGAGGCTGTGGCTCTTGGCATAGTTGACAATGCCAGAGGTGACATTGGAGCGGGAGATGAGCGCACCCTTCGCGAGGCCAAGGAAGGCACCGAGCTCAGCGCTGACCGTCGTGGGCTCCGTGAAGACACAGGGCTTGGCAGGGGCGCCGTCGACAGCCTTCGCCTTAGACTTCCCCTTCTTACCCGCCTTCTTGATAAGACGAGCGGCCAACTTCTCAATGACCTTGAGCCCAGCCGCCGTCGCGGCAAAGGCCGCCTTCTGGGCAGCCAACTGCTCATAGAGAGTGTTGAGCTGCGCCGTGAGCTGCGCACCAACATCATCCTCAGAAACAGCCGCTGCATCCGTGGTCGCGGGGGCAGCAGCCGGAGCAGGGGCGGCA